CACGAATGATGACGGTGTGGATGAGCAGGTGGAGCTGTTCAAGGTTTCACGTAAGACCAAGGTGGATGGCTTTGGGAAGCAGTTGAATCTGGAGGATCGGATCAACGGCATCAGTAAGTACATCCGTGTTGCGGATAACACAGCCATTGCTGACACTGTTATGCCTAAAGCGCAGTCCACAGCTCTGGCTTTGGCTCAGGGAGCAGATGGGAGTTCCATCAGTTCTTCAGACTTGACGAGTGGATGGGACGAGTTTGCTAATCCGGATGACGTGGATATTCGTATCCTGATCAATGGTGGTGAGACTGAGGTTGCGGTCCAGAACAAGATGATTGCGGTAGCGGCTGCGAGAGCTGACTGTATCGCATTGTTGGATATTCCGTGGGCCTCTGTGCAGTCCGTGACTGACATGGTGACGTTCCGGGACACCACACTGAATGCGAATTCGAACTATGCGGCCATGTATTCGGCATGGGTTCAGATCCATGACCCATACAATGACTTGCTGATCTATGTTCCACCGTCAGGATATGCAGCAGCGCAGATGGCATACAATGACTACGTGGCGTACACGTGGTATGCTCCTGCGGGCTTCAATCGTGGTCAGCTGGACGTGATCACTCCGTCATACATCTTCACGGAAGGTGAGCGGGATACACTGTATCAGGCGCAGATCAACCCGATTCAGATGTTCCGTGGTGAGGGTACGGTGATCTGGGGGCAGAAGACGCTTCAGAGTAAGTTCTCTGCATTGAGCAGCATCAATGTGCGTCGTCTTCTGATCATCATTGAGAAGGCCATGGCTGTTTCACTGCGTAGCTTTGTGTTCGAACCAAACAACGAGACCACACGGTTCCGTGTCACGGCTCTGTTGAATGAGTACCTGGAGCAGCTGTCAACTCAGGGAGCATTCCAGACGGAGACTGGGGATGATGGGTTCCGAGTACTGTGCGATGGCACAAACAACACATCAGTAGTTATTGACAACAATGAGCTGCGTGTCGATGTGTTCGTGAAGCCTGTTCGTGCGGCAGAGTTCATTCGTCTTCAGACAATTGTCACGACTACAGGTGCGACCTTCGAGGAGCTGGTAGATCGTGGAGCGATCTATTGATAGGGATTTCGAGCTAGAGAAGGAGAAAGATCATGGCTGATATGAGTGCTGATATTCTGAGAAACAACTTGACCAACCCTGCGAAGACATACTTGTGGGAAATGCTCTTCACCAATCCAGTTGGTGGGGGCGATTCCGATGTGATGGACCTTCGGTGTCAGACCACAAGTATTCCGGGGAGAAGTCATGGGGAGATTCTGATCCCGTTCAAGGGTACTCCAGGGATCAAGTTTCCGGGCAAGCTCACGATGTCTCACACATTGACGATGACATTCATTGAGGGCACGGACAGAAAGGTGTTCGATGCGCTGCATGGGTGGTCGGAGGCAATCACAAGTGCGAAGACGGGTATGGGTGGTCCGGACGTGACTATCAAGTCTGACATCTACCTGCGGTGTTTGGATATGCAGGGGAATGTTTGGATGACAATCAAGTTGATCGGAGCGTACATTCAGGTAGTGGATGACGTGCCTCTGAACTACGAGGATGATACTTCGATCTACTACAACGCGACGTTCAGTTATGATCGTTGGGAGCTGGTAAGCTAATGGCTACTTTGGGTTTCGATTTGTCGGGTGTGGGTTTTTCAGGGCTGTCAAAGACGTGGATGCTTCAGCGGAAATACAATTGGCAGCTCCTGCTTCCCCATAACATCAATGGCAATATTGGGCTGTTCGTGTCCCAGTATTGTCAGGATGTGCAGTTTGGGGATTACGGAATGTCTAGCCTTTCCCAACTCAAATATGGAGCCTTCCAACGATTCTATGCTGGCATCCAGGAGATTGATCGGGTGACGGCGGTCTTCTTGGCACCTGTGGATAACTCCGTCCTGAGCTACTTCCATGGATGGTACAATCTCATGGTGGATAGTGATGGGTACTTTTATCCAAAGAATCATTACAAGAAGAACATGTTTGTTGCCATGTATGACCGATCTTACGTGGAGTCGGTGAGATTCGAACTGAAGGGTGCATTTCCAACACGAAAACCTTTCGTGGATTTGTCTTATGGTGACGATGACGTACTGCGGTACGTTGTTGAGTTTGCGGTGGATCGGATCGACATGACAAGTCTGATCGGGTCTATCCGTGAGGGCGTAACGAATGTGGCTGGGGATATAGCCACAAAGACTGTAGAATTGTTAGGTGGCGCAGGTGGTACAATTGGTGGTGCTGTGACTGCTTCAGGGAACATCATCACTCAAGGAGGTATCAACCTATAGCCACTCACATTGACCGGAGAGAGAAATGAGTGACTTTCTACCAATTCAGTTGCCGTCTAAGTGTATCCCATACGAAGATGTTGAGCCGGGGCAGATCACGGTTCGTCCGTACATGGGCAGGGACGAGATCCTGTTGGCGCAGATCAACCCAGTGAACGTGGAAGCGAAGTACCTGCAAGTGCTGCGGGACATTGTGAAGGGCGTTGAGGTTGAGAAGCTGACGCTGGGTGATCGTCTGTACATCATCCTATGGGAGTACATCAATTCCTATTGTGAGTACATGAAGGTGCGGACGGTCTGTTCTCATTGTCTGGAGACGATTGAGCCGATGATCGATCTGAGGACACTGGAGATCGAGTACCTTCAGGATGGCTTCCAGCAACCACATCACCTGCCTCTTCCTTCTGGCAAGTCTGTGGATCTGCGCCTGCTGACTGTGGGTGATCAGATCGAGATCGAGAAGTGGAAGGGTGCAGACGGATACCTGTTCAAGTGGGCTCGTTCTATTGTGTCTGAGCAGGATGTGCTTGCTCGTATGGAAGAGCTGAAGACCATGGGTGTTCGGGATCTGGCAGCTATCCGGGCGTGGCATGAGAAGATGTACCATGGGCCGAACATGATGGCGAAGTTCAACTGCCCACGGTGTCAGGGGGAGGAGGACGTAGAGGTTCCCTTTCGACTTGACTTCCTTTTTCCAGATGGTCAAGCCCTTACAGACACTTTTGGAGCGTGAGTTCCGTCTGTGCTACATGGTCCCCGGCTTCACACTAGGGGATTTGAGGAATACGGGATCAAGGATGCTGGATTGGTTTGATGGCAGATTGAACAAGCAGATCCAGGATGAGAACAAGAATAAGGGATAATGGCATGACTCGAAGACGGCGTTTCTATTACGAGAACGTGTTTGGTGTGGATCAGTACAGCATGAAGACTTTGCGTGCTCTTCATACCAAGTACACGAGAGATTACTTGACTCTCTTCAAGTCCCTCTCTAGCATGTATGGGCCTAGCCCACAGAAACGCGAAATCGATGATGCCGTATCCCTGGTCCAGAAGGTGCGTGGGACCATTGAGAGTATCCTCCAGAGCAATTCCATTGATCGGGCAGATGCCAAGGTCCTGTATGAGTTGACAGGGCAGATCGAGGAGAAGAAGCAGGGTATGCTGGAGCAGGCAGCTCAGGTCAAGGCTCTGAGGGAGAGATTGGACAAGATTCAGCGGGAAACCGGGGTCTCAGCCAAGGATCTCAATGTAACGCGCCAGATCGTCCGTAGAGGCGTTAAGCAGGCGGCAGGCACCCAGAGGGAGGGTGTCATGGATTTCTGGTCCAGAACGGCTCCTGGGACGCTAGAATTGGGCCGCAAGCTGGCACGTGGTGCAACAGCGGCACTGGCGGGTCCTTTTGCTCCGATTCTGGGTGTGGGATACGATATTGCCAAGGGTGCAGCAGGTATGGCTGGCGGGCTCCGTAAGAAGCTCATGGAGCGACAGGAGCGTAAGTTGGCGAGCCGTTTGCGGTCGTATACGCCGGAGGGTCTCGAAGATGTCTCGCGGGCTCGTGGAGCTGGCACTCCACTCGCCGGAATCTCCGACATCCTGGAGCGTGGTGAGACAGGTAGAGTAGCTGGTGTGGAACTGGGGACGGGTGCAGGTCCTGCCTCCAAGACGCTGGCTGACTTCTGGAATCGTGGTGCGTACAGGGCGAAGTACACAAGAGAGCTGTTGGGCGTGCTGAAGGATATTCGAGGAAAGGGAAAGAAGGGCAAGGGAGATCTGAAGAATTCACTGCTGGATGCGGTAGATGACTTTGCGATTTTGGGTGCGTCCATGCTTCCACTGCTGGGCAAGGCTGGGAAGTTTGCAGCTTTGGCTGTGGCGATTGGGTGGACGGGGCACCAGTTGAATGAGCTTCGCAAGGCATCTGGTGACTATCTGAAGGCAAAGAAGGATGAGCAGAGTGCGAGTGCGGCCTTCACTGCGTCTGTGAGACAGTGGAATGATCTGATCGTCAAGGGGGGGATTGTCGAGGTTGCTGAGAGGCTGGGCAAGACAGTCGATGAGCTGGCTAAGGAGCAGGCTGATCGTGAGCGAAAGGCACGTAGAGCAGAGTTGGCGGCAAGACCTTTCCATCAGAAGGCCCTTTCTACCATCAATGTGGAGCTACTTGGTGGCAGAGATCCGTATGCGGAGCGTCCTGAGGGCGTTCGTGAAGCGGAGATCATCCGGGCTGGTGGTGGCACAACGGGTGCGGCCAGAGCTATTGAGGAACAGACAAAGAAGTTGGCAGAATTGACAGATGCCATCAGGAAGGCAGCAGAACGCATGGATGGTGGGGGTGCTGGCGCTGCGGAAGTT